AGCGCCCATAGCCCAGTCCCAGATCCACACGGACGTGCCGGACTGGCCGTCAGGCGTGCGCTCCATGACCCGCCGCAAGGGGGAAATCGTCATGGTGGGCGAATGCCGCGACAGGGAAACGCTGAGCGCTCTCCTCTCCTGCGCGGAACAGGGCGTGACTGTTTACACCACGGATATAAAAATAAATAAAATCAAATAGTTAGGTGTATTTTTTGCACCAAATGCACCAAGTTCCGCCGCACAGCCCCCTGGGATATACCAGCCCAGGGGGCTTTTTTATCTCTCCTGCTCCGGGAGTTGAAGTCCTCCGACTTCGCTCTCATATGCGCTGCGGCAGTGATCTTGCTGCCAAAAGAGAAGA